ATGAAATTGAGAATCTGATCGCGCAGCTTGCACGACAAAAAGACCAGGGAGACAGTAAGACTACAATGTCCCGGCCTGTATCGCGTGATGCTTGGTGTAAGCATGGATGGATCGACATTCCAAAGTTTTATAAAAATTTTTATAGTATCTCTAAAGGTCAACAATTTAGAGAACTACAGACGGCAATAAGATATGTAGATGATGATTGGTTGAAAACATATACTATGAATACAGGAAAGGATTATAAATGGTTGGTCAATGTTTATGTTTGGTTTAAAGTTAAAAGTTCTATTACTATGCCCACTAAAACTACTCGTGGTTTTAAATTTAATAACTTAGTAGAAAAGAGGAAAAATAGCTCTAAGTTTGGTGGAGAATTAGATTATGAGAAGGATGGAACGTTACGTGCACAAATGTTGGAAGAAATTACATCTATTCCAAAAAATATGAACACATTTTTTAAAAAAGGTGTTGACACGTTAAATACCATGACTAATACTTCAAATCGAATTGACTCTATTTGCGATATTGTAGAAGAATTAATGCAAAAAGTTAATAATTCTGTCAATTTTGCAGTTGGAGCTTTTAAGAGTTATATGCCTGTAATACACTTTGTTATTAAAGTAGTTGCTTTGGGGTATATGTTAACAATACCTGAAAATCGTACACCAATGGTTATTGCTGCACTATTGACTATTATTCTACCATCAGGAGATGGTAGCGCCTTTTTGACGAGGTGCCTGAGTCGAGTTGTCCAAGGGATATATCAGTTTGTAGCGCATGAAGAACCAGATACAACAGGTATTATACAAACCTTTTTTCAAATGATAAAGAATTTATTACAAACACTTTTTGCAGATATACCAGCTGAGGTATTTAAGGTGATGTCTATAGACGTTAAGAAACTTAAAGTAATTAGCGACACTATTCGTAGTGTAACAACAATAGTGGATTTCTTTGTAAAATTGTTGGATAAGTTATTTACATTAATAGGAGATAAGATTTTGCAGTATTATGGAATATTGCCATGGTTTATGAGAGAAGATCGTATTACACCTTTAATTGATGAGTTTACTCATATAAAACTGGAAAATTTAGATAAAAAATGCCAAACAAATAAACATGCTGCTAAGCGAGTCATTGAATGTTATCATAATGTTTTAAAGTTTGAGAGTTCATATATAAGACAAGTTGGAAAAGGTACATCGTTGGAAAATGCAAAGATTTTACCATTTGTACGTGTAATGTCACGACATTTAGAGGAAGCAGTAAAACATATTCCAGAGCATTTGAAAAATGGTAAAAATCCGCGTAGAATAAAGCCTTTTTGGGCATATATCTATGGGGATCCTCGAGTAGGTAAAACATCTTTTTTCCAGCCTTTGTTGATTAACGCTTTAGTTAAAACACTTCAAATTCGAGAGGAGTATCAAGATTATGCTGAGTATACGTATTTTAGAAATTGTGGTGATGAATACTGGGAAAAGTACGCGGGTCAACCTGTATTGTGGTATAATGATTTATTCCAGAATTTTAGGGATGAACAAGCTATGAATAATGCTGTAATGGAATTGACAAATGTCGTTGATGATAATTTATACTGTTTAAATATGGCTTTTGAGGAAAAAGGGGCAGTGTTTTTTGACTCTGAATTGGTTATATCTAATGCACAATGTGACATGATTGGGTTAGGCGCTATTGAAAATCTATGTTTATCTGGAGGGACTCATTTACGAGCTCGGCGAAATGTAGTATTGGAATTTTGTCTAAATTTTCAATATAAGACTAAAGAAGGATTGATTGATTTAGCTAAAGTAGCATCTGCTATTAATGGAGGC